AATTCTTGTAGTTTTTTATCAGTGTTCATATTCTGTTCCTATTGTAGGCATATTTTAGTTTCCAAAGTAGATAACATTGGGGAGTAAGATAGTAGGCTGTGTTAGATTCATCCATTGGTTTACATCCTCTTTGACTACGCAACCAAGTCCACATTTCTTCTGGAGCATTAACTATAGCAGGCTCACTGTCAAAGCCCGCATCATCAAAACAATAGGTATTACGGTTATGAGTGAATAGTTCGTATTCTCCTTTACGGGGTAAGTGACTCACGACCACCTCAAAATATCAAACAAAGTTCCATATTGTGTATCAGGTTCATCAACAAACCCGGTATATATCCAAACACGACGGCGATATTGTCTGCCCCAAATCCATCTACGGCTCACACCACGCCGAGGGACAATTAAGAGTACTGGATGCCAATCCTGGTCAACATGGACAACATCACCTGTTTTAATATCAGCAAATTGAGTTTTCAACCTATGATGCCTCTCTAACCACCAAATGGCCATATTAACTCCACCTCAGAGTAAACCACATATAGTCGGCTTCATCCTTAAAGATTATGGTTTCAAACTGAGCAAACCAACTACCTCTAAGATTATCATAGCACCACCGTATGATATCCTCCCAAGGAGCACATCCGTTATATTGCCATTTCATTATGAACTCCACCTCAGGGCAAACAGTGTGGCATCCTTACCTTGACGAAAGTAAAAGTCAGTGCCATCGTGCCTATAAACTGCGTTCCAACGACCTCTGAACGCACCCATGTTTTCTCCCAGCCAGGTTTCTACATCATACATAGTAGATTGAGTTTGCTCCACATCAAAAGACACACAATAGGGCCACAGTTCTTTCTTTAATGCTCTCATTAACTCCACCTCAGGGTAAACCACATAGCCTCACGTTTACGCATATAGAGTATACTACCAGTATTCCAACCAGCAGTAGTATGGGGGATTTTTAATTCTTTTAACCACGTAGTTAGTTGCTCACGCTCGGTTAAACTATACTCGACCAATTCAATCCTATAGTCATAGGGATAGTCTGGCGTAGCACGATACCCTAAATTGATCATATTGAATTTCATTATTAGCAACACCAAGTAAGTTGAAATAACATAGCATCACGACCATTACGAAAATAAAAACGATGCCCAGCCATAAACCAACGACTACTGGCAGGACCAAAAGTCTGTATACACCATTGGGTAGCAGGAAATGTACGTCCTTCTACTTCAATGACTTCATATTCTATTTCAGCATCCAGTGTTTTAGGTATCATGTGTATTTGAGTTGAAACCAGTTATACTCTTTGCTGGACTTAAACAATAATTTACAACGATAGTCATCATTTATCCAACACCAGTTAGCACGTTCTTCACTAGGATAATAAAACCAAATGTCAAATTCACTACTGGGACCAAATGTACTATAGCACCATCTACGAATTTCGTCAAACTTCAATCTATCCAACACATTAAATTCAACGTAAAATTCAAAATAATGATGACCTTTCATACGCCGGTCCATCTTACCTTTTTTCATTGTAGGTTCCTCGACTTTAACAAATAATTGATTGAATAATAATTTAGATAATCTACTTTTTCCTGAAGGTCTAATATTCATATCCACCTCAATGTAAACCAATTCGCATCTTGTTCATTTTGAAAAGCAAAAACACCCTCACCCTCATAACTCCAAGTCCTTGGTTCAAATGTTTCTTCGCACCATCTAAACAAAGGTGTCCAGGCAGTGTTCCCATCTGGTTGATAGGTACTTACCACATGCCAACCTCTAAAATTGGTGGTCATCACTTACCCCTTCCCAGCGTAGTAGGAACATGGTTTTTTGTTTTTGATTACGAAATCTGAAAGTGTCATAACTCATACGTCTGCCGCAGTTATTCTCCAAACACCATTCTTGTATAGGGTATACCACGTGAGCATCTGGAGCAACTATATTTGGCCCATTGCCTGTGTCCAACTCTGCTTTCAATACCAGTTCTAACTTACCTTTAGCCTCCCAAAAATATCTCGCTTTGATATTGAGTATGCTCAATAGGTCGGATATAATCTTTTTACTTTCATCAGAGTTCATATGATTCTCCAAAGCGTAGAGCGAACCAGTTTCTCTTTTTACTGCTGGTGAATACGAGATGGCTACGGCCCACTGTGACGCCAGCGTCGAATTCTTCTCTCAGCCAAGGTTGAACTTCCACCTTACCACCTTGCCATATATTGGCATAATAGTAGTCACAGGCATTTTTGAAATAGGGCAATAAGGGCAGTGTATTCATTCACTCCACCTTAAGATGAACAAGTCACGTTGAGTAGGCTTTTTGAAACTCCATAGCACATCAGTCATCTGCCGACCACATTTGTTTTCGGCACACCAGGTATTGATTTCTTCCACCTTCTCTGGTGTTAGTGCTTCACGTTCGAACACAACACCTGGTAGTCTAAATAGGCCAACTTCCACACTGCTCATCTTCATTTTGAATCCACCTTTAACAAGTAAAAATCCATATCACGGCTGGGCAATAGTATACAGTCTTTTGAGTATTTGTTCACTTCATCAGCCATCCACTTTGATTTCATTACACGTTGTAATCTTAACATCTGCCTATTTAATTTTAGCACACGGCCAACATAGATAGTATTACTTTGGGGGAAGGCCACAAAGTCACCCACCCCCACCTTACGTCCCAGTAGGTCCTTATGTTCAGGCTGCTCTAACATGCTTACAATCCTTCCTAAACTCGAACCCAGGACAGGTACAGGACCACTTGGCATTAGTCTTGGTAAGCACATATTCTTGGCCCTTACTACCTTTGACCACTTTGGTCTCTGGTACAGGAAGTTTAAGTAGATGGCTAAAGTCAATACGATTACCCACGATCATACTCCTATCAATAACACGAACGGGAAAGTCTTTTAGGCCTGTAGTGAGGCAAAGATATGTTTTATTATCAACGTGCTTGAGAGTAGTTTCCTCACCTTCATATTCTACGAACTCTGGTATGGCAAAGAAATAACGATCTCGCTCAAGATATTTTGAATTGCGTACACGGATTTTCATCGTTGTTCCCATTGCCACTTTGGACGGCATTGTTTAGGAACACCGTGATAGCAGTTATTTTCAATGTCAATACATTGTTCACATTTGGCAGCACGTTGTAGAGCCATGTAGGGAGGGTTAGGTATTTGATAAATTCGTTCACCTCTACACAACTGAACATCGTAACTTCTAGTGCCAGGACATAGAGGGGGCTGTATGGATCCACAGCCTGCTATTAATGCTGTTAAAAGTGTAATACTGAACAGTCTCATAAAATATCCTATATATTTCAATAGTGTTATTATACAACTGTTCAGTAGGATTGTCAAGCGCCGGCGTTGTAGTTCAAATACAACTCACAGAACTCTGAGAAATGAACAATAGTTTTCTTATCTAAATCTAGATTTGCTTTCAAAAAATCTACAATTTTTTTATCACTTTCGATATAGACATCAATATCGTGTTCTTTAATCATTCTTAATTTATATTGCTCGTTATCCTCTTCAGTGCTATTTCTAGAATGTAGAACCATAGCAGGTTGATTGCTAAAGTATTTTAATAACCAACTTTTGGTAATATGTTCATACTCAGCAGGTCTACCGGTTAATAGTATCCATTCACCTACTGGTTTGAATACGGGTTGCATATACATAGTCAATTCCAAGTACTCTCTATGCTCACCCAAATCTGGGATATGGTCACAATCTGGAATGAATACACCATCCAAATCAAATGCTGTTAAATTGCTTCCTTTACTCATCTCTAAATCTTACTCCATAGTCTTTGCTTATTTTTCTACTGCCCCAAAAAGGTTCCTCGGCAAAATAAGGAAGCCTAGTACCTTGTATTAATTCGTTTCTAACATGTTCGGGAGTATTCCAATCTGTATATAATACTGCCCAAACAAATTCAGTTTGTGGATACTCTCGTGCCATCATCTGTTTGCACTTAAGATAGCTACCACCAGTTACCGTGTTGTCATCCACAAAGGCCACACGTTCTGGATTCATATTCGGTATATACAATTTATCCTTATCTGGATAATATATACCTATATCACGTATAGCCAACACTTGGCTAACCCAAGTGGCATAGATTAATCCAGTACGTGCCACTCCAACAATAACTGTAGGATTAAAATGCCCAATGGCTTTAACAATTCGACCGAAATACTCCTCACCCTCAGCGTCGGTCATGCGCCTTGGCGGTTCAGGAAAGTCTTTATATTTGTTCATGTTGTAAATACTACTATATATTAAAGTAGAAGTCAACACCAAGGAGGTGTGAAATGCGTATTTTGGTCACCGGACATTTAGGCTTTATAGGCCGTAATATGTGTGCCTTTCTCAATAAACAAGATGGAGTATATATTGAAGGATATGATTGGGATCCAAATAATAAACCCATAGTAAAAGAGTTTGATTGGGTTATACACTTAGGCGCTATAACAGATACGCATACATTAGACACTGAAACAGTGCTCAAACAAAACTATGATTTCAGTTGTTGGCTATATGATGAATGTCAACATAACGGAGTAAACCTACAGTATGCCAGCACACATAAGGTATATGGCAATACCAATAACTTTGAAGAAGGTGCCGCCTGTGTGCCACAAGGGCCATATGCTTGGAGCAAATACCTATTTGATCGTTATGCTTTTAAATACAGGCATAGTAGTTTTGTACAGGGTTTTAGGTACTTCACTGTATATGGTAAATGGCAGCACTTAAAAAGCGATCCTAATGCCCTATACAAATGGCGCCAACAGGCTAAGAAAGAGGGCAAGATCACAGTATGGCGGGGTGCCGACAAGATCAAAAGAGATTGGGTATGGGTAGGTGATGTAGTTAAACTACATTGGGACTTTATCAATACAGTAAAGGGCAGCGGTATATGGAATGTGGGCACAGGATTAAATCATAGTTATATGGACATAGCGGAATATATAGCAGAACAAGAGGGTGTTACAGTAGAATATAACGATGTAGATGCTGAATTGCGCCCATTTTACAGGGATAATGCACAGGCTGATCTGCGTCACCTTAAAGAAACCATAGGAAAACGCAGTTGGCTTAATGTATATGAATGGTTGGACTACGATAAATAATTACATGAAGATCCTAGAAATTATAATGGAAGAGGGCAAAGCCAGTCGAGAATTGTGCAAAAGCACAAAGCCTGATAGCGAATTGGGTATTAGCCAACTTAATAGTTGTAAGAGTCAAGGCTTTCGTGCTAGGGACACTGAGAAGAAATTTACCATAAACAAGAAGCGTCAAAAGATCAAAGGTAAGAAAGTCAAGGGTGGAAACTATGGCGGACCATTACCAGTATGGAAAGGTAATGGCTAATGAGGTTCAGAGAGTTTGTTGAGGGAACCCCAACTCTAACAGTTCCTACTGGTGGTCGTGGACCAGCCTGGGCAGACCTACAAAAAGCACTAACTGCATTAGGATATGATCTTCCAGTACATGGAGTGGATGGATATAGTGGTCCAGAAACCAGTGCTGCTATTAAAAAGTTTGAGGCAGATAATAAACTCACACAAGATGGTAGTCCTGATGATGCTATGATTCAATTGATGAACAAGATCATAAAGGATAAAGGTATCAAGTTTTCCAAGAGCACAGAAGCAGATGTTATAGCAGGCAAAGGTGGAGTAAGATCAGGACCCAATACAAGAATCAAAGGTGATACTAGACAAAGAGCCTTAATGAGTCCACAGGCAGTGGCACACTTACAGGATCCAGACTTTAATAAAAAACTACAAAAAGTGGCAGATAGTTTGGGAGTAGATAAAGCACACTTGATTGCTATTATGAAGGCTGAAAGCGGAATGGATCATACAGCAGTAAATAGACAATCAGGAGCCACTGGACTGATACAGTTTATGCCCAAGACTGCACAAGCATTAGGGACTACTACAGAAGAACTACGTAATATGACCGCTGTAGAACAATTGGATTATGTATGGCGTTATTTTAAGATGGTTGGTGTCAAGCCAGGTATGGATGCTGGTGACCTATACATGGCGGTATTCATGCCTAAGTATGTAGGTTATCCAGATGATACAGTGCTTGGATCAAGTGGAGCAGAAGGCTTTAGTGGTAAAGTTTATGCACAGAATGCAAGTTTAGACAAGGACAGAGACGGTAGAATCACAGTAAGCGATGTCAAGAGCAGGGTGGCACGTTACGCCTAATATATAAGTAATTTTATGATAAATTTTACAGGTAAGTTGTTAATAGCGCCTCCAAAAGTTAAAATTGGCTTTTGGTATAAAAGTGTTATCTTCGTAACTGAAGACCATATAAATGGTAGTATGGGTTTACTGTTAAACAAACGTAGTAGTGTAACTGTAGCAGACTTTACGGAACAAATTGGTGAACGACTAAACATACCAGGACATATCTATGTGGGCGGGCCAGTGAATATCAAAGCATTAACTATGCTTCACAGTAGTGAATGGGCTTGTACAAATACTATGCGTATCAATGAAATGTTTAGTATCAGTAGTAGTGATGATCTATTACCAAGACTTGGGGAAGGTGATGCACCAAAACATTTTAGATTATTCTTAGGACTTTGTGGGTGGAGCCCGACACAGTTACAAGAAGAATATGATGGTGCCCCGCCTAGAGATAGGAATAGTAGTTGGCTCATAGCCAGTGCAGATATTGATTTAGTATTTCATCACGATTTGAAAGATCAATGGCTCCAAAGTTTAGAAAAAAGTAGCAGCGATTTTGTCCAATCAATCTTTGAATAATCTAGTTTTGGTAGTATAATAGAACAGTCAAAAAATTTTTGAGTATTAAAAATGGATACCCTGGTATTAAATGCAGATGGATTACCCTTAAACTATCTCCCACTCAGTACTATTAACTGGCAGGAATCTATTAGGTATATGGTATTGGATAAAGCCAGTGTGATTGAGTGGCACGAAAATTGGATAGTACGCAGTGTGAATTGGGAAACTTTTGTGCCCAGTATTATCATGCTCAAAGAATACATGAAACCTAAACATACTGTTCGTTTCAGCAAGGGAAATGTATTTCTACGTGACAATTATGTTTGCCAATATTGTAGCAAGACATTACAGAAAAAGGATTGCACATTGGATCATGTGCAGCCAGTGAGCCAAGGTGGTCGTACTGTATTTGATAATACTGTTACAGCCTGTGGGCCCTGTAATGCGGCCAAGGGTAGTGATACTAGGATGAAGCCAAAGATTAAGGCATATAAGCCAAGTTACTTTGAGTTGGTAAATAAAAGAAGGAATATACCATTCAATGTAAGGCATCCCAGTTGGCTGGATTACATCAACCAATAAGAATACAATGGAATTTCACCGATAGTTGTAATTTCAATTGTGAATATTGCCCAGACATATTAAAATTGGGCAATACTCCCCTACCAGATCCATTAGTATTTGCTCGTGCATTTGATCAAATTTATGAAAATTTTGAATCATTTGAGATGAGTTTATTAGGTGGCGAACCTACAGTATACAAAGGCTTAGATTGGGCCTTAGACAAACTAATTAAAGATTCTAACAAAAAAATATCCATTGATACTAATGGATCAAGAGAAATCTATTGGTGGCAAAAATACGGTGAAGTTTTTAGTTCAGTAACCATAAGTTATCACCAACAGTTTTTACAGGTAGAACATCTATTCTTTGTTTTAGAAACATTAAAACAAAAAAATGTATTGACGCATATTAAATTGCCTATAACTCCTAAGTATTGGGATGATATCATTCGTGTAAAAGATATGCTGCAAGTCAAAGGATACGATCCTGAAATACAACTTCTTTATAAAAATTTCACCAAAGGTAACAATCAATATTACGAATATGGTGAATCACAACTAAATTTTTATTACAATAACAAAAACATAGATGATAGTCAAATTGAAAATCAAATTGAATATAAAAGGATACATAAACTAAATGAATACCATGGTCATATGTGTTGGTCAGGAATTGACCAATTTGTCATAGATAAATTTGGTAATGTATACAGGGGCTGGTGTAATCAAGGTGGTATCCTAGGTAATATATACAAAGGTGAAATTGTTTGGCCTCAAGATCCAATTATGTGTCAAAAACAACTTTGCACTAACGGATTTGATTTATTGGCACGTAAAAGTGTGAACAGTTGGGGAAAACTATGAAAAAATATTTGTGGATGTGTTTGGGCTTTATGAGCCTAGGAGTTGCTTATTTAGGCGTTATCCTTCCAGGACTACCCTATAGCCCGTTTATTGTATTTGCTGCCTATTGTTTTGCTAAATCTAGTCCACGATTACATAACTGGATTATGAATCATCGCATCTTCGGCAAGTTTCTAAACGACTGGAATACAAAACGTGTATTCCCATTAAAACTAAAGTTCTTCATGCTGGCTAGCATGACTACTAGTCTAGTACTGATGTACACAGGGGGAGTACCTACTCGCGGCATAATATATACTAGTATATTCATGTTATGTGTGGCCATATGGGCTTGGCGTTATCCAAGTAGCCCAGAAGAGCACGATCGTCGCATAGCAGAAGGTAAGAAAGTGGGATGGTTTAACAACAGTTTCTAATAAATATTATACTATGAAAATACTTATTACACTATTAACCTCATTATTCATCAGCACAGCCTATGCACAAAAGCAGCCACAGGGCGTGACGTACGATGCCAAGATCGTTAGAGTAAGCGATGGCGATACTATCGTAATCTCTGCTCCATTTTTACCTGCTCCAATCAAGCCAGAACTAGCAGTTCGTATATACGGCGTTGATACTCCAGAAAAGAATCACTTAGCCAAGTGCGAAGGCGAAAAACAACGTGGCCTAGCAGCCACAGAGTTTACTAAAAAGGCCGTGGCCAGTACACAAAAGCATCAGGTCATACTTTATGGCTGGGACAAGTATGGTGGCCGTGTATTAGGAGATATGATCCTAAACGGTGTAAGCCTACGTGCTGAACTTATCAAGAATGGGTTCGCCCGTGAGTATTATGGAGAGGCCAAGACCAGCTGGTGTCAGTGATGGAACAATTGCATAAGGCCGCCAAAGTTGCATTTAGTACAACCTTTAGTTTTTATCTAAAGGCGCATAACTTTCATTGGAACGTAGAAGGCCCAGATTTTTTAGAATATCATGACTTATTTGGTAAGATATATGAGGAAGTTTACGAGAGTATAGATGACTTTGCTGAAAAGATCAGAGCCTTAGGAACTTATGTACCAGCAAGTTTATCTAGATTCAGTATGTTAACTGCTATTGAAGATGAGACTAGTATACTACCTAAAGAACAAATGGTAGGAATGTTATTAGAAGATAATGAAAAGTTGATTAAACTATTAAAATTAGTATTTCAACAAAGCGAAGCCGCACAAGAGTACGGCTTTAGTGACTTTATTGCTGGTAGGATTGATGCACATAGCAAACATCGCTGGATGCTACGTGCAAGTCTTAGATCCGAGTAAACACATCCTTCAATCCCGCAATTAACTTTTCCATCATACCATCATCGTGATATGGTGTTGGAGCAAATCTCAGTCTCTCTGTACCTACTGCCACTGTAGGATAGTTAATAGGCTGGACATATACATTATGATCTTCCAATAATGCGTCGCTCATTGCTTTACAACGAACAGCATTACCCACAAGTACTGGCACAATGTGTGTCGTAGTATTCATGAGTGGTAGTTCGTTTTGTTTCAATAATGTCTTAAGCCTTGTGGCACGCTCCTGATGTTTTTCCCTCACTTCATTATGCTCTTTGAGATAGCGTATGGCTGTCAACGCCCCAGCACAACTAACTGGGCTCATTGATGTAGTAAAGATAAAGCCGTGGCTTACACTGCGGATAGCATCTACGACTTCCATATCAGCAGCAATATAACCACCCTGTACACCATATGCTTTACCCA